AAATAAGGAGAACACATGGCTGAAAAGAAAACTACTCGTCAGAACCCAACGGCAGGGACGAAGAAAGAGCTGGAGGTTGTGCAGATTCAAGACACAGCTCTTTACGGTCTTCGTTTCAAGCACGGTGGTGAACTCCCCGCACATCTGAATGGTGCCATGTGGACGTCGGCACAGCTTGCAGAGCAGGCACGGGATGAATACTACGCACAGAGAGGCTAATTAGTGGCTCGCTCTTCGGTACAGAAGTCATACTTTAACTTTGTGGGAGGTCTCGTAACTGAGGCCTCCCCTCTTACGTCCCCCCCAAACACTCTTCTCACTGGAGAGAACTTTGATTTGCGGAGGGATGGGAGCTTAATTCGCAGACGAGGCATCGACGTAGAGATTGGTGTGACAACCCCTGCCGTCTGGTCTGGGACTACAGCGCATACCATCTCCATCCATGAGTGGCGCAGTGTCGCTGGTGATGGTGGACACAACAGACTGTTGGTACAGTATGACAAGTACCTGCACATTGAGCAGCTTGATGCTGACGTGACGTTTGGTGGTGTTGCCCCCTCCATTGACTCCACGGCCATCGGAGGTGTTGCTGGGACAAACGTACTTGATCTCAGCCTAGCTGCAATAGCAGGGGCTAATGTAGCTCTCGATAAGGTTCAGGTAGCTACGGGTAAGGGGGCTGCATTCATCTGCGGCCCTAACATACATCCTCTTGTTATGACGTATGATGCTGCCACAGCAACGTATGTGGTTACGTATGTTGGAGGAACAGCCTCTAACATTTTGGTTCGGGACTTCGCAGGCCTCACCGATGGATTAGCCGTTGACAGTCGCCCTACTGCGCTGACACCAGCACATGATTACAACCTCCTCAACCAAGGTTGGACACCAGCACACATCATCACCTACTTTGGAGCGACAGGTACTTACCCATCGAACAGTGACATCTGGTGGCATGGTAGGAATAGTACAGGTGACTTCACCCCTGCGGAGCTGAACAAGATTTGGTTCGGTGCTATTCAGGCCCCTAAGGGCCACTTCCTGTACAGCGCGTTCGACATCGTTCGTTCAACATACGTAGCCACCGTACAGGATCAGAGAACAAATGCTCGCCCCTCTGTCGTTTCCTTCTATGGGGGACGTGTATGGTACAGCGGCATTGCTAGTGCTGCTTACAACGGCACCGTACTGTTCTCACGTCTGATTGAAGACCCTGCTGTTGATGCACATAAGTGCTACATGGATGCTGATCCAACCTCAGAGGTCATCTCTGATCTTGTGGCCTCTGACGGCGGCACCATCACCATCCCTGAGGCAGGGCAGATCATTAAGCTGCATCCTCTGGCTACAGGCATCTTGGTGTTTGCCCAGAATGGCGTATGGATTATCAAAGGAACGTCGAGCACAGGTGGCTTTGCTGCCACGGCATTCTCCGTAGATAAGATTACGAACATCGGGACATCAGCTCCAGAGTCTGTTGTTGAGGTTGAAGGTACAGTGTTCTACGTCGCACGCTCTGGTGTGTATAACATCTCGATGAGCTCCACTACCTTGAACTTGGCTGCTGTGAACATCTCACAAACCACTATCCAGAAGAAGATTGTGGCGATTAGTGATGCGGCATTCCCTTACATCAAGGGTTCCTACGATCCTTTGGAACGTGAGGTTAAGTGGGTGTATTCTGAAAACCTCAACCCAACGTACAAGGATGCCTGTGATCGGGGTCTTGTCTTTGACATCGTGCTCAAAGCATTCTACACCTTCACGGTTGCAGGAACGCTGGGCACAGTCGGAGTTCCGATGGTGATGGGTACGTTCATGTCTCTGCCTACAGCTCAGGGAGCCCCTCGGTATGAGACGATGATTCGATTCGTCACACTTACGCCCGGAGCTACTACAGTTAGCCTCAATGCTGCTGTCGCCCATGACAACAGAATGGTGGATTGGTGGAGCTCCAACAACGCAGGGTACAACTACATCTCTTTCTTTGATACGGGATATGAACTCCATCAAGATGCTATGAGAGACAAGCAGATTGATGAGGTTCACTTCTTCTTCAAGAGAACAGAGCGCACCGTGACTAATGGTGTGCTGGATAATCAGTCAGGCTGTCAGATGTCTTACAAGTTTGACTGGGCTGATGATCCTGCCAGCGGGCAGTACACAACACCGCAGCAGGCTTACTACTTTGCACGCAACATCACTATCCCGAATGCTGTGGGCACCGTCCCATTCACATCAGGGCATGATGTTGTAGCAACTAAACACGATGTACGAGGGAGCGGAAGAGCATTCCAGCTCCATATTGAAAGCGAACAGGGCAAGGACATGCACCTTCTTGGATGGGCTGTCTTTGCGAGCGGAGTGGCTAGATGATTTATGGAATTGAAACTTTTGACAGCACCTATGATGAGCTGTTGCCTCTGATTCAGGAGCATCACGAAGAGATTGATGAGTATAAAGAGAAGCTCTACGTCAATATCGATAAGGGCTTCTATCAGGCCATAGAAGGCTCGGGGCATCTTCTCATCTTTACGGCTAGGACAGATGACGGGAAGTTGGTAGGCTATGCTTCCTTCATCATCCAGAGAAACCCTCACTATCAGCATACAGTGTTCGGGATAAATGATGCCATCTTCGTTAAGAAGGAATACAGAAATACTAAAGCAGGTGTTGAACTAGTAAGAAGAGCAGAAGAAGTATTAAAGAATAAGATAGGAGTAGAGTTTATCACCTATCATGCTAAAGTCAAGCATTCTTTAACGAGGTTCTTTAAGAAGTTGGGATATAGAATGCACGAGCATTCATATATGAAGGAGGTTTAATATGGCTACTGCTATCATTATAGGTGCCGCTGTTGCCACTATCGGAGGCACCATTTATTCTGGTGTCCAGCAGCATAAGGCCGCTAAAGCACAGCAGGCCGCAGCCAACGCGCAGATTCAGGCTAATAGGCAGAACCAGCTCATCGCTGAGAACAACAACCGCCTGTCTAAGATTAATGCCATCCGTAATGCTCGGATTGCAGCAGCCAACGTCAGACAGTTTGCTGTCAACCAAGGAGCTGCCACATCATCCTCCGGGATGGCTGCTGGCTCCGCTCCGTTTGTGGATGCTGCCTCTAACATCGGCTTCCTCAACCAGCAGGTTGGCTTTATGCGTACACGTAATGCCTTCCTCTCACAGGCCACGCAGTTTAACAATCAGGCTATTGGATATCAGCAGCGGGCTGCTACAGGACAGCTCGTATCTAATCTTGGCAGCCGAGCTCTCCAAACACAGGGGTATTAAGTGGACTACAGTAATCTCCCCTCCGCTTATGAGGAGCCCGCTTCCCCGCTGGAAGGGGTTCCTCTCACTAAGCTGGAGAAAAAGAAAGCAGCTCTTGACGCCTTCTACCTAGAGCAGATGGGCCTTGGTGGAGGCGAGCAGCCCCTCGACAGAGAGGAGCACTCTAGTCTTATGAAACAGGCTAGAGACGCAGCAGAGCAGAGCAACACCAAGTCCCTCACTGAGAGCGTCGTCCAAGACCCCTCCGTTCCTCTGGAGGCTAAGGCTGACATCATCAAGGGAATCCCCTCTGTTGTTGAGGGCAGTGTGAAGCACCCTGAGCAAAGGGCTGCTTCTGTCTTTGGTGACATCTGGAAGAAGCAGACAGAGACGATTGCTGAAACCATCAGGAAGCAAACAGAAGCAGAGCTCCTCTTGAACAACGAGAATGCACAGATGTTCAAGGATAAGAGCTTCTGGGATTTGACGAAAGACTTTGCAGAGACGGTAGCCCCCGGAGTGTACTCTGTGAGCGTTGAACGGGCAGCTAAGGCTGCTGGTGTCAAAGGGAACCCTCTGTCTGTTGTAGCTGGCCTAGCCCTTGTTGGTGAGGTCAATGACAGCATCGTTAAAAAACTAACAGCTCTTCCTCTCGATGAACGCATCCAGAAGATTGATGAGATTGACCAATGGGCCTCCCAGAATGACAGCATTGTGGGCAGTCCTAATGCCTTCTTAGTCGCTGACATCCGTGATAAGCTCATCGAGAGTGTTCGAGGAGAGGCACACACAGACGCCTTCTGGAGAGCAACGGATGATGTCCTCGGTGTTGTTGGTGGGTATGGAATCTTCCGCTCCGCGAAGGCTCTCTTTAAGAACGCCAAGAATATGATGAAAAGCAAGGCAGCCGTCAACACCATCGGCCACACAGTTGAGGATGATTTGGTTGTCCTCAAGAATGCCGCAGGCAGGCATGAAGAGGCTGCTGATGATGCAGTGAAGAGCATGGAGGAGGCTGCTAGTAAGGGAGAAGGAGAGCAGGCTGTCCTTGGCTCCTTGAATACACGCCTTATTGGAGACACCGAATCCGATTTAGCCACCCTCGGCCTCCGGCCTAAGCTGTATGAGCGGCTCAAGAAGACGGCAGAGCGTCGTAAGCGTCTGGATACACTCCCTCTCCCCACCCCTCGGCTTCTCACAGAGGAGGAGCAGGCTGCTGCTGATGCTGCACTCAAAGATCATATAAGCAACGTAGAAGGCCTTTCTACTATGTCCGTGAGGTTTGATATTCCCAGCGCAGAAAAAGGCGTTAGAAGCCGTTCTGTGGCCTTTGAGAGTACATATGGTGCTCCCGATGGGAACGCTTTCCGCTCAATGGAAGAAGCACAGGCCGGAATCGACAAGCTCGGAGAGTTTGCCAAGGACGCTGAGGTGAAGGTGTTCAACCGTGAGGACGGCACATGGCACGATACGGCTGATGGGATCAACCTCCCTGAGTTTTATGTGAAGGTGAATGCTGTCCATCAATATGATGTTCTTGGTGACCCGCTGAAGAGTGCCACAGGTGTTAAAGGATTCTTCCGTGAGAAAGTATGGGTTAAGGGAGCAGATATTGTTACGTCCTATTATAAGGATAATGGTAATAGGATCAATAAGTTTATCATGGATGCTGTCAACGTAGCTGAGGACTCCTCCGCTGTTGTCAGAGATCATCTACAGCAGATGGTGAAGCCTCTCATCAAGCTCCGCAGCACATCGAAAGGGCGGGTGTTGGAGCTGCTGGAACAAGGGGACAAGGAAGGGAAGAACTACACCCTCACAGAACTCCTCAAAAAGAACCCAGACCTCACTGATGCGGAGATGGAGGCATACTATGCGGCAAGAGAAACCTCAGACACCATCTATCACCTGAAGAATGCTGCTGTCCGCCGTAAGCTGGAAGCAGAGGGACACAAGCACTATGCCACAGACAACATGCAGGTGTTTGCAAAGCCTCTCCAGAAGCCAGAAGGCGTCACACATGCTGTTGACATCGAGACAGGAGGACTAGTTAATACCTCTTTTCAGTTCATCAATGATCTGTACGCCTCCGGCGGACACATTGCCCGTGCTCGTGATGCACAAAAAGTAGGCAATCGTGTGACGCGGTACGTTGTCGTCCGCAACCCGTCGAGAATGCGGGATATTCCACAGCACGTCATCCGCTATCGTGAAGGACACATCCATCGCTTCTACAAGGAGCGTTGGTTTGTCAAGGTTAAAGAGCACACGGTTGGTGATGAGGCCTCCTACATCCACACGGTGTCGGCTCACGGCACTAAAGCTGACGCAGAGAAGCAGGTGTTGCCTGACCACCTTCAACAGTTGATTGAAGAAGGCAGAGCAGAACTCCTGCCTCCTAAACTGGACAGACATCTGGGCCTCACGGATGAGGGTGATCTCAAGATGCTCCAAACACAGGGCAATCTCATCACCTCTCCTCGCCGTGGCGAGCATCTGATGGGTGATGATAACTCCTTGGCACGAACAGAGGATGTCATCACCTCTCTTGAGAAGGACATTGACCATGCTTCTTCCCTCTTCACCAAGGGGGAGGTTTCTGATTGGCTGGAGAACAGGGCTGTACGGGCCTACAAGGAGGACTTCAATCCTCTGACTAAGGAACTCCTGCCTAATGCCTCACAGGAGGCTAAGGAAGCTAAGAAGTTTATTGATCTCTTCAATGGCGTGCCTGATCCATTCGATCGTTGGTCTCGGTCAATCGCTACCAAGGCTGCTATTTCTCTGGAGGACAAAGGGCACATCAAGACGGCTGAGGTATTGTATGACAGGAGTGGATTCTCCTTGGCCCAGCTTATGAGAAGCACCACCTTCTCCATCTCTATTGCTATGAACCCCCTTGGGCAGCTTCCTTTGCAGGCCTTGCAGTTCACAATGCTGGCTTGGAGTCATCCAATCGCAGCAGCGAAAGCTGTCGCACGGCTCCCTGCATTCACAGCCGCATATGCTGCTCGTCACTCCGAAGGAGCAGCACAGGTGATGGCTGCTGCTGCTAAGGCTGCTGGCATGCCGAAGGATGAGTTTAAGGCTACGCTGGAGGCGATGGAAACATCTGGCCTTTTGCAGTCGATTAACAACCATGCTGTCTTGCAGAATATGGCGGCTCTTCAGGCATCGAATGCTAATGTCAAGGGGGCAGAGAAAGCTCTCCAACTGTCCAGCAATGCTCTGAAACTCCCGTTCCGCATGGGAGCGGCTGTTGGTTTCCGTTCGGGCGAGGCCATCAACTTAGCAACATCTTGGCTGATGGTGCAAGACCTATGGAAATCTGCTAATAAGGGTAAGAAATGGGCAGGCAACACAGATGTCTATGCAGAATGGGGAGCCAAGGCACGCCACTGGACACTGAATGCCAATAAAATGGGCACGTTCAAGTTCCAGCGTGGCCTTCTCTCTACTGCAACGCAGTTCTTTGCCTTCCAAGTGAAGGCTTGGCTGGCTATCTTCTCCTCTCCGGCCTTCACGAAGGCAGAGCGAGTGAAGATGGCCCTCGGAATGGGCGTTATGTGGGGCGTAGCTGGCGGTTATGGCCCTCTGGGGGAACCCGTCTGGGAAGAACTGGACAAAATGATGGGGCAGGCTGTCCCTGATAACCTCAAGAAGGCTATTCAGCATGGCTTTGTTGACTTCTATACCAACAAGATGCTGACAGACCTCTTTGGCACCGATGCCAAGGGACGTCCGAGCGACTTGGACATCTCTGGGAAGTTCGCACCTCTCGGAGGCATCGGACTTATTGGCTCAGCCCTCACTAAAGAAGGCACGCCGCTGGAACTGTGGGCTGGTATGAGTGGTTATACATTCAACAACATCACTAATGCCGCCCTCTTGGCTAACAACATCTGGAAGACGTCAGAGGTGAAGGACTTGGACACGGCTCTTGAGTCTATCAAAGCCCTTGCTAACATCTTCCCTGTTGTTGACCATTTCACCAGAGGCATGATGGCCTATAATTTAGGCAAACATATCAGCAAAGGCTCCCTCACTCCGGGTGAGCAGATTGCCGCAGGTGAGGCATTAGGCCAACTGACACTTGGCATCATGTCAAGAAAGGAATTGGCTGCTATTGAGGATAGAATGGCCAGTGGTAAGGCCCGTTCTGATGTACGCAAGAGCGGGAAGATGGTTGCTAAGGCTTTCAACCAGCAGTTGCTGGATAAGATGGCGGCTAACGGTGGCATCCCGACAGCAGAGGACATGCTCAAGGTGCAGCAAGGTGTGAATGCTGCCGTCTCTGGCATGCCGGAAGGACTGGCTAGGGAGTTTAGGAAGTCTTTCCGCTCCTACTTTGCTGGGCTCAAGCCAGAAGAGGATGCCCTCATGCGTTACATCAGAGGCAACATCTCCTTCTCCGATGATCGGGAGGATATGATTGCAAGGATTAGGAGCAACCCTCGATTCACCAAGGACGAGAAGGAACAGTTCGTCAACATCACCAATCTTATGTGGGATAATACAGACTTAATGAAGAATATTGCAGAAAGGAGCGTTGGACATGGCAAGTGATATCTTTCAGGGGAAGGGAGCAAGTGGAATTGCCGTGTCGGACATCCCCTCATTGACAGGTGGACAGGCTACCAAGCCTCTTGATACCTCCATTCAGAGCACAGCCGATACTTTGGTAGGGCAGGCAGAGCGCATGGCCAAGGGCTACCTGAAACACAAGGCTGTACAGGAAGCACAGGCTACGCAGCAGGCTGGACTACAAACCATCTCCTCACAGGAGCTTGGGAAGATGCCTGTTAATCCTACAACTACAGACAAGGCCGCAGCAGGTGATGCCTCGGTGCTGGAAGAAACTCCAGCCCACGTTATCAACGCTAAAAAGAAGATCGATAAGATCGCTAAGCAGATTAAGCAGCGTGGTGGAGGTGCTGCTGGTCTCTCTGCTGTGGTTCAGAGTGAGATTGATAAGGTTACTACGTATACCCCCGGCTGGAAGGATGAGGTGCAGCGTTATGCTGTAGATAAACTGGGCTACGATCCGGGTGGGCTTTCCATTAAGCTCCTCGCACAGCAGGAACAGCGGAAGGCAGCTAGAGAAGAGAAGATGTTCGATGCCTATGTCAACGCAGGCATTGACCCTACGGCCCCTGATGCCCTAGAGCAGCTTATTGAGATTAATAGAACTCAGCGTGAGTCTGCTGTAGCAAGGCAGGAGAGGGATGATAGCCTTGCCCTCCTCAAGGCTAAGACAGCACAGATCAATGCAATGACAGCACAGCAGAAGTATGCAAATGTCACGCAAGGGAAGAAGCATCAGGAAGAAGTGCAGAACCTCCTGCGTTCTTCTGTTAAGAGCTCTGTCACTTCTGTTAAGAAGCCTGCTGATATGATGATGAAGAAAGCATCAGAGCTGTTTCAGCAAGCCCTGAATCCTGATGGCACCATCAAACCCTCTGTTACCATTCATGGGGCTGATGGCCAACCGACAGTGGTTAGCGGCGTGGAGTTGTTAGCTCAATATAAGAACAACGGGTTGGCCACGGCCACACAGCTCCGCCAGCAAATCGCTCAAGATAGGCTTGAATATCTTGACTACAAGGGCGGCATTGATTTATATGATAAGGCGATGAAGCCCACCATCACCATGATTGATAATTGGGAGAACTTTCTATCTAAGCTTGATCCACAGCAGATGACAGCAGATGATTTGCATTTCATCCAGAACCAAGGGATGTTGAAGTTCATGGCAGCCAATCCAGACCTTGAGGCTGAGTTTGCTGCGGTTAAGCTGGCCCCTAACACCGCTGCCGCTACGCTAGCAGGGCAAAATATCAGTAAGGCTGCCCTGCTTGATGCTACAAACCGCTTAGCACAACAGCATGGTGAAGAGAAGACAAACGATATCTTGAGTCAATTCTTCAGCGATGCCAAGACACCCTTCAACCCGGACGAGGATGTTAAGGAAGGTACTGTTACTTTCTCTGCTGAGGCACTGAGAGGCGTACCAGAGAACGCCCCGGCCTCTTCTTGGCAGAAGATTCCAGAGGAGAGCAAGACCAAGCTGTTCACCGGCATCACCAAGTCTCTGGCACAGCGGAGCAATAGCCTGAGCAAGAGCAGCCCCTATCGCTACCTCTACAATCGCATGTCTAAGGACACTGCGTTGGCTGAGGAATACGATGCTTGGCTCTCACAGCAGCCTAACAGAGATGACATCGTCGAAAGCATCAAGGATGCTGGAGCCAACATGGCTGCTAGGGCTATTGGGCAGTTTAAGACAGACATGGAAGGGCTGTCTGTTACAGATCGCACCATAGCTCCTATTCAGAACACCCTCTCATTGTCCACAGAAGGCACGCTACGGCCTTCTAAAGAGCTGACAATGGATAGGCCTACCATTGGAGAGAAACTCTTCTCAGGAGCCGCACACAGCCAAGACTTCCGGTGGGTGAATGTCGCTGTGAGGAAGCTGGAGGAGGGGATGAACGGGGTTGTGTCTCCACTCATCAACCTTGAGCGGACTCGTAGAGGAGACGAGGCTGTCAACAAGGACATCTATGAGATGAAGGCAAGAGCTTTGATTAACGCTGGCCTTGGTTGGCAGACGCTCTCTGATGCTGGTGTTCCTCTGGTGTTTAAGGAAGGAGAATACTCTAAGAGATTAGAGAATATAAAAGATAATGAGTATTCTATAGAAGGGAATGTATATGTCAAGGAAAATGATATATACATTTTCAAAGGAAAAGAGTAAAAGAAAAGCCCCCTAGTTTTAGGGGGCTTCTTCTTGCATACATATTGTATGTGTTAGTTACAACTCACAAACTCCAGCAACACAAGCGAGGGTTTGTTGACCTTCTGTCATGTCTGTGCTCTCATAGTCGAAGAGCCTATCCCAATCAATCTCAGGCATATCACCAAGGAAGTCTTTCCACTCCTCCTCACTAATCTCCTGATAGGGAGCCTGAGCATATGTGTGGTCAGAATGAGGCAAGAAGCTCACCCCGCTGATGGCATCGAAGTGTTCATACACCCAAGCACCAACAGCCATCCACTCATGCTCCTTGACATAGATGGTGACAGACGGCTTATGCTCGCACCACCACGTCTGATACAGCTTCCAGAACTCTAGCTGCTCAATGGCACTCCTATCATCTCTCTGAACGGCCTTCGGTGGGCTCTTCATAGGGAATGAGAAGATGGTGGTGGAGTCAGGTTTCATGGCACACGGCTCATTAGGCACCCCCTGATCCCGCAGGAACTCTGTAAGCGGGTCTTTGTTATCCTGTCTTACAGTGCGGACGTAGTAAGGGGCATAACGAGGGTGGATGCCGCTTGCGCTATCAACGAGCTGGCTCACCGTACCACTTGGCTTAACGCAGGTGATGGCTGCTGCCCGATTCACCCCAAGCTTCCGAGCCCAAACAAGGTTGACATCAATACAGCGTTCCTTGATAGAGCGTAGTGCATCCTCCAAGTACACCGTATCTCCATTAGGCCATGTGTATCCCTCCTTACCACTGAGAACAGGATGATCCATGATGCCTGTCATACTAACACCAAGGAGAGCTTCCTCTTCTGTGTTCTTCCGCCAGTCAGCAGAAAGGTATTTGAACGAAGTGAGGGATGCTTGTGCTGTCCCCAAGATCGTCGCTGCCTCTGCCTTGCGTAGCAGGTCTGTCAGGGAATCGTCAGGTCGTACTACGATTTCTGTCAGGTTACAAAACTGTTTGCTACGCAGGATAATCTCACTGCATGGGTTGGTTCCGAAGTCTCCGTATGGGGCTCGACGTCCATTCTTGGCAGCTTGCTGCTCACTAGCCACCCTACTAAAGACGCCTCGCTCTCCGCTCTTGCTTTCATAGAGGTTTCTCCACTCCTCCATGAATGCAGCCATATCAGGCTTCTCGGTGTAGCATACAGAGTTGTTAGCGAGGGCACGCTGAGGGTTGTCCACCCACCATTGCCCGCTCTTAGCTCTCGACATCCTCTGATCTGTCAGGTTAGACAGGCTGATGAGAGCACTGCGTCGAACACCACCAACAACCACAATATCAGCCACCTTACACATGATGTCATGGGCCTCGATGCTAGACAGCTTACGTCCCTCTGCCCTCTGGAACACCTCTTTAGTGAAGGTGAAGAGGGAGATGAGTGGATCAGGGCCACTGGCTCTGCCACCAAACGTATTCAGGCGGGCTCCTGCTGGGCGCACAGAGGAGACGTCCCATGTAACATCCCAGTTGCAGTTGTACAGTTCCATAATAAGGATGCGGAAGGCTGATGCCCACCCATACTTGCTGTCAGCTACGATGATGGTGTTGCCCTGAATGAGAGACAACTCATCACCATCAACTCCGGGGAACATATGAGGCTCATACAGCCTACGGAGGGCTGTGTTGTCCATCGAGTCAAGGACAGGAGCCAGAGAAGCATCTGTGATCTCCTCTCGCAGGAGTGATGCTCGCTCGTCAGGAGGCTGAATGACAGGGAGCTGGCTTACATACTGCCTCTCACATGAGAAGCCAACGCCTGTGCCACACATGAGAACATACATCGCCTCGTCCCAAGCGATCGGAGAGTCGATAGCAACGTAGGAGCAATTGTATCCAGCCACGTTGTCCTTCTCCAAGGCCACCCCTGCTGTCATAAGGGCACGCATGGAAGGCATCACCCCAAGGGACAACACCTCGTCCTTCACCCACTTAGGAATGCTTCGAGGGAAGAAGGAGAAGTAGCGATTGACAGTGTCTTCCCAGTCCTCCCGCTTCCCTGTTGTCTCATCCCACCGAGCATAGCGGCTCTTATGGATGAACGTCTGATAGTCTGTTGGGAGCTTATTCCCCATCAATCACCTCCTCTAAACTGATTCCATTATCTGCTATCATATCCTCTATACGCTCGTAGAATACCTCACAGAGCTCTTTGTTCGTGATGCCTAATGTGTCACATAGCTCCTGCTCTGAAAGGAACGTACAGGCTCGATTGATAAAATGATCTATTGTCACACCCACCTCCGCAGCATGTAGTTAATACTCAAAAACAGAGGGTCAAACCTCCCTTCTCCTAATTCATTTAACATGACGCATCCTCGCCAATGGTGGTTGCCCTGTGGCCCCATGTATTCTTCATCATGTTGGTAGTAGGCACCAGCCACCAAGCCTAGGTGAGCACTGCCATCGTTCAGATAGTGGCTCCCAAACTGTAGGGTTTGCTGATGTCCCATACAGAAGCTACTACCCACCTTCTGTAGCTTATTATCTATCGTACCTCCTAAGGGTTTCTTCAAGAGGGACAGTGTGTTCACGAAGTAGTGAGAGAACAGCACCCCTCCAATCTCTACAATGTCAAGGAAGGGATGTACCTCCCAGTTGCTCAGGTTGAGCATGTCGTAGCTCAGTAGCCCTTCAATGGATGGATCATCATTGATTGCCCGTGAGATGCGGTTCTCATGGTTGCCCATACAGAAGATGAGACGGGGCTTGTATTGCTTCTCCTTGTTCTTCCTGCGCTTCTTATTGTAGGCTTTGAGTGGGGCAAGGAGCAAGTCCATAGCTTCGTTGCCACTCTCAACATCTTTAATCACCCTCCGCCCCTCGAATGATTTACTTCCTCGTTTATCATAAGAGGAGAGGGAAGGCATGTCCCAGAAGTCTCCGATGTTCACCACCACGTCAGGCTTCTTGGCGACGATGTAGTTGCCCAAGGCTGCTATGTGGTTGGTGGGGACATCAGGCTTCACCTGACAGTCGGGGATGAACAGTACGCGCTTAGTCTGCATGCTGTTGCACCACTGCCATTCCAACATCGTAGAAGGTTTGGGCCTCCTCGCTGTCAGGGTATTTCTTTAGGAGTCTCTCAAGATTGGAGACGAGGAGCTCTTTGCCCCCCGTCTCAATCATTGCTGTTGCTGCTGCTTGAATCATTGTCATCTGGTGTGGTGTCATTCGCTCTCCTTAAACCATTGATTTGATGTCATTAAAGAAATCTTTAATACTGTCCATCCCGCCCTCAGCCCACAAAAGAGGCAAGAGGTAAATTACTGCTGGGAATAACCAGATCAGCAAGGGAATAATATACACCACCTTGAGGAATATCTTTGAACCATCAATCATCTTTTTCATTCTTTCTCCTTTTCCAATCATCTCCGACTAAATGGCCGTAGTCTCTCGGCTCTGTGACGGCTGTCTTAGCTCCACAGATGTCGCATGTTCCTGCATGGAATGTGGCCCAACGTTTGAAGAACTGTGATCGTCCGTACTTCACGCCACACTCCCTGCATATCCACGAAGGATAGTCATCCATCCTCAAACTCCTCTATGATGCGTTGCTTAACGAGCTCAAGCATCCCAATGGCTTGCAAGCGTGTGGCACAATCGTAGTGTGAGTAGATATCGTTGTCTTTATTCATCACTACCACCACCCCATAGCTCAAATCAGGAATCTGAGCGGCCTGCGAGAGGGCATGAGCCACATCCTTTGATCTCAGGGGAATGACGTCAGCCATCATCTGCCTCCCTGCACTGACGCCACACGGACACGAGGTTTGATAGATCAGCAGGCTTGTAGTTTGGGCCTTTCAACACCTTGCCGTCTTCCCTACGGATGGGCTTACCATCCTCTCCGAGCTTGCTCATGTTGCTCTCATGGACGAGGGTGATGGCCTCTTCCAGAGGAAGCCCAAAGGTGTTGGCGAAGTGGTAGCAAACATACACCAAGTCTGCCAGCTCTTTGAGCAACTTCTCTACTGCTTGGTTGGTGATGGGTCGGCCTTTGATAAGGGACATTCGAATCGCATACTGCTCCTCAAAGAACTCTCCATACTCTTCCCGAATCAAACCGAAGTTCAAGCTGACCGAAGCCTCCTCCAATCTTGCGTTCAACGGACTGCCCATTGCCCTCTGGAACTCCCTTACCTTACTCCCCGCTGTTGAGTGCATCATTCCTTACCTCCTTCTACTTGCGTACTAATTAGTCTATCCAGATACCAACGAGCCTTCTTCAAGTCCTCAAGCCCATTCTTATAGCGATACCTGCTGACATACTTGATGATGTTCCCTGCATGATACCCAAGCTGCTGGTCTTCAATGAAGTCAATAACCTCAATGCTTCCTTGTGTGTAGTGGGCTGGGTGATTCACCACATCATGCTGCATACTTTCCAAACCTCCTTGTCAACATCCATACTTCTTTGAGGTGGTAGAAGATAGCCCACCCACGTTGTACATCCTCCTCTTCCCATTCATGCAGGCTATAGTTATCAGGGGTTGTACGTGAAAGGAAGAGGTTGTAACACTTAGCTCCCTTCATCCCCAGCCCCTCTCGATAAGCTGCCAATTGCATTGCATGCTCATCATAGTGGTAGTCTTTCCCTGTCTCAACCTCCTTCTTAGTCTTGAAGTCGAGGATGATGTTGGCTTCCTTATCGTGCAGGTCAACAGCCCCACCAAACTCCGTTGTAGCAAAGCTGCGCTCGGAGATGGGATGTTCAATCCCAAGCTCCCCAAGCACACGCTCAACCACATTGATGTACCCTCTGTATCCTCGCCTCACCTTACCTGTCTCAAGCCAATGCTCAATAGCCCCGTGTATCTTACTTCCCTTCTCCGCAGATGTATCGGGCTTGTAGTCGGGGTTGGTGACTTTCTCCACAGCCTGCCTGCACTTCCATGCTGTAAGGGCTGGCTTGTCAAGTATGCCAGTGATGGTGGTGACAGATGGGACAAGACCCAGCTTACGGGCGTCCCTGATTGTTGTTGGTCTCTCCTTTCCTTTGTTCTTCCCAGAGGCAATCTCTTGCGTGTAGGCAGGGACTCCATCGGATGTGTACCAATGACCGCCCTCTGATGCGTAGTCGTTCATCGTTGCCTCTCCTTATTAGTTTTCTTTTGGTGACAACTGGAGCATAACACTTGAAACCCATCCTCTGTTGTCAGCCTCTCAAGGAATCCGGGCAAGTCAGCCAAGCATTTCAAAGACCCTACAGGTATGATATGATCCACCTGCACATCCTTTCCGGGCCACCACTTCTTGCAATGTGCGCATTGGTATTCCCATTTAAGACGTTTGTTCTCACTCTTGCTTGGTCTCTTGGCCCTCTCCTTACAGTCAGTGATTGGTTTCCAGAAGCGGAAGCCTCGGCGGAGGGCTGACCGAACAGCCCCCCAATACCGAGCTTCGCTCCATGTTCCTGCGTTACGAGGGAGTTGCTTCTTCTTTGCCAAGGGGCAACTCCATCTGCTTGTCGTCCTCTGCCTCTCCTTCAATAGTCTCCTGAAGCTCATTCACAAGCTTCATGCACCACTCAGGATCATTCTTCACCTTCATGGCTAGAGCAATGATGAGAAGAGAGGCATTGGTGAGGGGCTCATCCTCGCTGACAGAGGGGATGATAACCTCCACCTTCCCTTCTGCCAGAATTTTAAGGATGTTATCCCCTTTAGAATGCGTCATTGACTTCCTCCAGTCGTTTGTCATATACGTACTTCACCAATCCAAACAACGCTGCGGTTGCTGGGTTGCTCTCGTCGTCAGCGTCTCCAACGGCAGGCTCAAGCTCGCCCTCTGGCACACTGTCACGATACTTCGTAGGGATGGGGGTGATGGCTTCGATGTTGTCAAACGAACGATCACCACTCACTCGTGTCCCCACCACTACATTACATGGGGTGCCAAGTACAGCCTCCCAATCAGCCTCTTCTCCGGCACGTGCTGCTGTGTCGAACACACGATACATAGCAAACTCATTGCCCTTCTCAGTCATCGTCATGAAGATGTTGAAGGGGCGAGTCCAGAGGATGCGAGGTACATCCACGCCATCAATCTGTACGGGATGTCCCAAGATTTCCAGACCCAATGCAAGCTGCTGTGTCGGGTCTTTCTTCTCTCCCATGTACTCACGTTCTTGCAAGCCCAAGTCTGCTACATATACCAGACGAGCCTCATACTCTCCGTCAGGGAGCATCTCATATTCTTTCTTATTCCCACCACCTTGTGTTTTTGGGGTGCGTCGTTTAAGTGCCACGCCTTTCCTCCTTATGGTCAATTAATCTAACATGCTCCAAGGGGCATGTCAATCCCTTTAATGAATGTCGGCCCATGTCTGTCCTACTCTTGTATCGCCTACAAGCGGGACATTGAACTTGAGCATTTCTCCTGCATCAACCCAGCATTGGTTGACAATATCTACCACATTATTAATCAGCCAAGGATCATCCTCTACCTCCAAAACAAACTCATCGTGCATGTGAATCACCTGACGGTAAGGAATCTCCATCGACGTCAAGCGTTCATTCATCAGGATGGTGGCCTGCTTCACCAAGATACTACCAGCACTTTGGAACAGCATGTTCAATGCGCTGTGCTGGCTTCTGACAAGGAGCTTACGGCCATCCAAACCAATGAGGTGGCCCTTCTTCAAGGCTCTTGTGACTGCATCACGCAATCTCTTAAGAGCATCGTTCCCATCCCAGAAGCTATTGAAGTATTCCTGCCCCTTCTCTGCTGGAATACCCAAGGTTGATGCCAGCTTAGGGGGCTGTGCTCCATACATCAGAGCATACTTGCCGTTCTTGGCTATGTCTCGGATAACACCCCACAAGTCAGCATTCTTTTGGTGGACATCACCATCAAGCAGCTCCGCAGCATACACCCCGTTGTCATACGGGAATGTATAATGAGCCTCACAGCGGCTCTCCAGTCCTGCTGCATCGCTTCCGATGAGGCAATGGCCGGGAGAGGCAATGAACAATGCACGCATCTCCTTACCGTATGGCACATGAGCCTTGGCTTTGGGGATGTTCACCACCCCGAAGTGTGTGTACCTCCCTGTCGGGGTGCCCATAGGAATCCCACCAGCCACCACCCTGCCATCAGGGCGGATGTTGTTGATGAGTCCCTTCGTGTCATCCCTCTGACTTTGCAGGAGGGAGAGGCGATGGCTCAACATCCCTCGCTCTTTGATAAGCTCCCCCACTTCACCCAGTCCTTCAAGGGAAGACTCCGTAATCTTTGGGGATGTCTTCTCCAAGGGGCGAACAGGCTTCCCTCTTGCATCCTTCTTGTAGTTCCACTCATCAGGCTGCCAGCCTAGGCTATAGAGGAGCTGCTTAATCTGAGGATCACTGTTAGGATTGGGCTCAGTGAAGTCGATGTTCATAAACGGCCCAGCTACGCAGTGAATGTCAGCCCCGAACCTACGCTGAACTACAGCCCTGTATGCCCCTGCCTTTGTGAAGGGCAACACCACGCTCTTCCCTGCTTTCCATTGATAGGGCATACGGGCTTTGAGCCTATCAATCGTATTGTCAAGTCTTTCTTTGAGCAAGGAGGCCAGCTTCTTGGCTGCCTCCACATCGAAGAACACTCCGTTAGCCTCTTGCTGTGCATGCCAATGGGCAATGTGCTGTTCAATCTCAAAGGACTTAGCCCAATCATGCTGGGCATACTCAACGAACAACCTCTCATACAGCGTGGTAGTAATCTCTACGTCCACAGCACAGCGTTGCAGCATACGTGGGTCGTAGTATCGCCAGTCAAGGTCGGGCACCTTCTTAACACCGAGCCTCTCACCCCATGCCTCCAATGAATGCCCGCCTTCTCTGTCACAGCGGAACAGGCGGGAAGCAATCATCGTGTCGAAGCATTTCTCTGGTGTGTATGAGAGGCCATACAATCGACGTAGGACAGGCAGATCAAAGTTGAGGATGTTATGCCCTACGAGCAGGGCTTCGGGGTCTGACAGGGCTTCTACGGCCTCCTTGATTTCATACCTGTCATACTTCTTACCATTGATAACGATGCACCACACCCTATCTGGGTTGAGGCCGTTGGTTTCAATATCGAAGATGAGGGTTTTAGTCGTCATCTTCAACAGCCCTTGCGATGTTGGTGCCGATACGCAACAGCTTAAAGAAATCATGCTCCTCGACAGAGGAAGCAAAGGCTCGTGCTCCCACTAGTTCAATGGTTGTGCCTGCCTCTGGCCAATAGCATATGGTGTAGCAATGCTCAGGCTCAAACCAATGGACAATCTCCATGTATGGAGAGTTGTCTTTAATGCGATGTGTAATCCTAAGCTCTAGGTCTCCGGCCTTTCTGATTGTTGTTGCCACGTTTCTTCCTCCTCTTCTCTGTCTCTGTTAGTAGGGTGGGCAAATCATTCTTGCCTACAAGGGGCACCCCCATGTGAGGGGGGCTCTCCCAAGGGGAGGTGATGATGTCTATCAACCTCCGGTGTTGGATGTCTGGGTTGAGGGGAGGCTTCCCTCCACTAATCCAAGCCAGAAACTTCTTGATGTCCCTATATCTAATAATCATTAGAAGGCCACATCAGGCTCGGCATACACCCCCGTATCCCTGTCATACAGGATGGGGAATCGAGTTGTATTACCATTGTTTCTATCCTCCAATAGAACACAATATGTAGTGTTCTGTTCTACAATGTCAAGCTCTGGGTCTTTGTTCCTCTCTAGTCCTATCATGTATGTGCAGGCTCGGCTCATGGCTCGGCTCCCTGCAAACTGAGAGGACAGGACAGCCCCTCCTCGGTTGTGCTCTGGCCCCGTCTTGGGATTATTCAGGTGGCAGAAGCAGAAGTATGTGAAGCCCAAGTCCTTGGCCATCTGATCCAGCTCACGGCTGAACTGTTGCAAGAACCTGTTAGCATCGCTGGCCTCCATGCCATCCGTCAGGCAGGTGATAGGGTCGATGAATATAAACTCACAGCCCTCGACAATCACAGCATGCCGGATGGCCTGCTTCACCTCATCCCACTCCAAGGAATTGTCCCTGTTGTACAGGATGACTTGATCGGCCAACTGTCGGAGGTGGTGCCTCACTTCATTGTCATCAACAGGGATGTCGGGTCGGTGGTATATCTTCCCCGCAAGTTTACCAGCAAGCTTACGAGCTGTCAAGTGGACAACTTCCTCAGCCTTAATGAGGAAGGGCTTCTTCCCTTGCCTGATTAGGTGGACAGCCAGCTCATTGAGCCACTCACTCTTGCCGCACTTCACACCAGCTCCGATGTAATACCCATCCCCCGGCCTCATGCCGTACGTCACCTTGGTTAGGGAAGGCCAAGGGAATGATGTGCCCCATTCCGTACGCTCCATTGCCCTATCCATGATGTCAGTGATATGGACAATGCCGCTAGGCTGGTAGGGCTTGGCCTCATTCAAGGCTGCCACAAACTCCCGATGCTTCTCTGCTTCCAGCATCTCATTGGCATCCTTGAGGGGTAGCTCAACAACAGCACATGGCATGTCAAGCAGGGCAGCCAGCTTCGCTGTTCCCTCCCGTCCGGGCTCATCCATGTCAAGGCATATCAGCACCTTCGAATGTCTCTTAATCCAATCCATGTCAGCAGACACAGCCTTCAGGCTGCTCTCCCCATTAGGAAGGGAAACAATATCGGGAATGTTCCTGCTTCCTGCTCTTAGGAGCATGGCCTTGGCTGCCATTGCATCCTCTTCACCTCCGGTGATGATGAGAGGGCCAGAGCCAGAGCACAAGGGCTTCCCAAAGAGCTGGAACTCTCCCTTTCCCACGGAGAAGAATGTCTTGGGAAGCTTCCTCACCTTCCACACCCCATCCCCCATAGGGTAGGCGACAAGGGAAGGGTCTCCTGTCGCTTCATCAAAGCCCACCCTCACGCCGAAGGAAGCTCTCACCTTCGGAGGAATGCTTCGGATTGTATGAGGCACCTCTGTTGGCAGGCTCTCGATAAACTCCCTGCCGCTCTGCTTCCATTGCTTTGGGGCAGGCTCATCAACAGGCTCCACCACTTCCCCATTGACAAGCTCCTTATAGTGGCAGCGTGT